TTTGGCCGAGCTTCTGGCAACTTGACGAGTTGCGCGCGGTCCGTGCTTCTATGTCCATTCAGAAGTGGAACGCGATGTATCAGCAGCGGCCCACGGCGGATGAAGGGGCAATCCTAAAACGTGAGTGGTGGCGTGTCTGGGAAAAGGACTACATGCCGCGGCTCGAGTACATCATCCAATCTTATGATACTGCCTATTCGAAGAAGGAGACGGCGGACTTCTCTGTCATTACGACGTGGGGCGTTTTTTATCCGACCGAGGACGACGGACCAAGCATCTTGTTGATTGATGTGCGAAAGGGCCGTTGGGACTTTCCTGAACTCAAACGTATTGCCAAGGACCAGTATGACTACTGGCAGCCGGATAATGTGTTGATCGAGGCAAAGGCGACAGGTATCACACTTCAGCAAGAACTGCGTAGGCTAGGTATTCCTGTCACCATGTATTCACCCGGCGGGCGCCGTGCAGGTCAGGACAAAGTCTCACGGGCCAACTCTGTTGCACCTATTCTCGAGTCCGGCATGGTCTGGGCACCTGAAACGCAGTGGGCGGAAGAGCTCATCGAGGAGTGTGCTGCATTTCCAAACGGTGACAATGATGACTTAGTGGATAGCACCACTCAGGCGTTGATGCGATTTCGTGCGGGGAACTTCATTCAGTTGCATGACGACGAGGATGAAGATGATGAAACTGAAGGACTTGTGCCAGAGTATTATTAGCCCTAAACTAGCGAAACAATAACTCTTTTTCGAGGGATCGTCTATGGCCAATCAATCTGCACGAGAGATGCTTTCTCGTCTGCCTGTCCGTATGGCCGCAGGCGGAGACCCTGCATTGTATGCCGGAAGTGAATGGGCCGCGGGCCTTGAATCAGCGGCCATGAAGGCTGCTCGTGAATCAGGAATGTCGCAAGAGGATTACTATGCAAACCTTCTTAAAGCAGAAGAGCGAATCCTTGGTGAGATAGCAGAAGACCCTAGCTCATGGGATGCGGGCAAAGCCTACAATGCAATTATTGAATCAGGCGTTAGCATTAAGGATGCGTTGGACGCGGGCGTAAAGCAGTCGACCATTGATGCGATCTTCGCGTCTGGTGCACCTCTGACCGCGGCTCAGTTAGGTGGTGGTGATTCTGCGTTTGGCGCAGGCGGAAGATTGGCGGATATAAATCGTGCCGAGTATGCCAGTGGCGCGAAAAGGATTCTTGCTGACTTCATGGCCGACGACTACCTCAGCCCTGAAGAGCGTCGTTACGCACAGCAGGTTGCTACAGTGCAGGGCCTTACTCTGTCAGACATTGCCAGTGTAGGCGTTGACCCGAACATCCTGTTTAACATTCCTACCAAGGAAGAGCCTGTTCCTCCAGTTATTGTTGATCCTGAGGTGCCTGTTGTAGTCAATCCATTCCCTCAGACACAACCCGAGTATGTGCCACCTACTGTTTATCAGCCGTTGCCGGATAACACCAGTGTATTTGCTCCCGGCGAAGAGTCACTTGACCGTGCGTTCAGGGACAGCCCACCACGGACCGAGGTCACTGATCAGTATGGCAACCTTGTTGGTTTTGACTACACGCCTGCTGCTTCGTTGATCTCGGCCACCGGATCAGGATTCAGTTGGACTCCACCTACAGTCACTGGCCGACCTCGTTCGCTGATGTCTACTGGCACGCTAGGCCGTTACACCCAAGGCCGTGCAGCGCAGGACCTGCGTCAGTTGGTCGGGGGTAACGAAGAAGCTTATCGCGCGTTTGAGCCACTTTTGTCTCAAACAGGCAGCTACGGTGGTGGCCTTTCACGCTCACAACTGTTTGGTCTGATGCAGCAGCAGGCAGATCAGAGAGGACAACAGGAAGCAGCTAACTACCAACAGTTTGGTACGCGGTTCGGGGCCCGCCCTGCGGGGACCACGGGCTACAGTGAGATTGCCGAAGAAGTGCCTATGTACGCTGAGGACATGCGAGGCGTTAATGTTTCAACAGGTTCGCTGAACGACCCGATGACCGTGAAGCCTATCGACTTTAGGTACGGCAGACCCTACGCGGAGGGCGGCGAAGTAAAAAAGCTTAAAGGGTTCGCAGATGGAGGCCCTGCGGACCTTACTCCCGAGGAACTACAAGCACAGCTAGTAGCCTTGGACAGCCCCTCATCGGCCGCCGTAAGAGAACCGAACACCGAGGACCAAGCAGCACGCACTGAAAGCCGCAGTATGTTGGACCGGTTGAACACGACTTTTTCTGAAAACATAAGCAAGCCCGTTGTAGGCTCTCTGTTAGACATGACCGTGGGCCTTGGCGACTTAGGCCAGATGGGTGTCAAGTATCTCGCCAACAAGGCTGGGATAGAGACTAAGCCGTTTGTGCCGGTGTCTCAGCGGTTGCAGCAAAGTGCAGGCGTAGCGGGCTATGATCCGTACTCCCCGGCTGCTGTGGCGACCCAGATACTGCCGTTTGCTCGAGGCCAGCAGGCGGTTACGGCCTCTGGGGAAATGCTGCAGCGCTTGTTCCCGAACTTAGGTAGAGAGACTGCGGCGTATGGCGGCAGTGAGATTGCGGCTGCCGGTGCGCGTGAGATAGCGCCTGACTCTATGGCGGCAGAGTTGTTAGCCTCTACAGTAGGTAATATTGGAGCGGACATAGGCAGCACGGCGGCAACTCGCCGTATGGCTGATGACATAGAACCACCTGACCTGCCGGAGACTGAATCAGCCCGGATGTTGGACGAGGTGGAGCAAGCAGCGGCCCCAGCGCCGGCACGCCTGTCTCGAGATGAAAATGCAATAATCAACGAAAGGGTTGGTACAAGTCGTAATAGACGAAAAGAAGCCAAGGCCGAGGCGCAGCGGGTAAAAAGCAACTACTCTCCCGCAGAGGGCTGGGCGCCAATAGAAGTGACTGGTCTAAAGTATAAAAACAACAAGCCTAAAGTAGAATTTAAAAAGATACCCTATGGCTTCCAGAACCCCCCAACAGGTATGGAGAGGGACGCTTGGAGACAACAACTTGCAAACGGAGTTGTTGGCGAAGTAGAGGACGTTGTTCGTCGTGCTCAGCAGGGGGACCAAGCAGCCCTTGATATACTGGCTCAAGCCAACTGGTACCGCGGCATGCGCGACCAGCTTCGATCTGAGTTTGGAGGCATAGGTGATGTCTTTGCTGATGTGTTGGGGACAACCAGCGCCCAGACTAATGTAGAACAGAACTTCAAGAATGCGGTAGAGATATTGCGTAGGTATAGCCGTGGTGACTATGATAACGAGCTTGCTGCATACCAGAGACGTATTGACCAAGGACTTCCTGTAGACGGCCAGACATTGACCCGGCTACATAAGGAAGGCGAGTTCCCACTAATCACTAAGGCGGGCGGTGAACTGTTCAACACCAACAGCCCGTCCTCAATGGGCGCGTTGTTAGACATGTTCCGTTCTGTTAAAACAGGCAGCTCTCCCAAGACTCCAAACTTCACAGGCAACCTTATAGGCCTGACTAATGAGGCCACAATAGATGTTTGGGCAGCGCGTATGCTGCGTAGAATGTCCGAACAGCCTAGAATACCTCCAGCTGCAGAGCAGGGTGTAAGCGGTTCTCACTTGGTAGGCTCTAGTCTTTATGAGCCGCGTGTTGGCGGTGAGTTCGGGTTTGGGCAGGATGTTTTCCGAGATGCTGCAAATAGGATCAACTCTTCTGGAATGATTCGATCTGTGTCTCCTGAGCTGGGGGACCTCGGTCCTGACGACCTGCAGGCGGTGGCGTGGTTCATTGAGAAGGAAAGGTGGACCAACAACGGCTGGACTACTAAAGCGGGCGAGGGCGGTTCTCTGGAATACGAGATGTCTCTTGCTGGAGCGCCTAATCAAGCTAGGATTGACGAGCTTCGACGCTCTATTAACCAAGGGTTTAAAGCGCCTGCTCGACGCAAGACTGAGACTGATGAGGAGTACGAAGGTCGTATTGCAGTAGCACGACGTATTTTCGATGATAACCGCGACCAGATGCAGGCAGAGCTTTCCATCATGGAGGCACCGCTGCAGCGATATCAGCTAGGCATATCGGGCGAAAGACCAAACCAGCCCATGAGTAATTATGCACAAGCAGAGTTGGCCGCGCCGATTGACGATGCTGTAAGAAACGATCAATCGGTAACCACCTACAACATAGCTAATTCTTATGGGTCCTTTATGGGCGACACCGAAAGATCACTGAATGCTGAGTTTGTAGTTCGTCAGGACTTCAATCCAGAAAGATTGCGTAGGTCTTTAATCGAGCAAGGCAAAGCATATGACCAAGACGCGGTGTTCATGTCTCGGGTGGTATCTGCCGATACACCAAACGCACGGCCCGGTGTTGAGATTTACTTCAAGGAATCTATCACTCCTGCTCAAATGGCCAAGGTAACTGAAAGGCTTAGAGAAAAAGGAGTTGATGGGTTTACTTATGTAACGGACATGCGGTTCGATGATCGCATAAACCGCCAGACCAGATCAGGCGATCCAGAGACAGCGGCGCTGACAGGACTGCGATTCCAGTACGTACCAGAGTTTGACGACGCCTTTGATCCCGCGAGGTCTAGCGAAATATACGCGGAGCAAGCGGACTTGTTCCGTGATGTTGTAGCTGATACCATTGCCGATGGTAATGTGTCTGACGCACGCATGACCTATTACGATACAGAAGTTTATTTTAGAGACGATTACGATGATTACCTTACAAGATCAGCTCCAGAAGGAAATCCAGAAGCGCGGGGAGAACTCGCCACTGGCGCAGATGATTCGCAATCAAATCGCAGCGGAGAAGGGGCGCCAGAGCCTCCAGAACCTGTACGTGACGGGGGCGGTCAAGCGGCCACAAACAAAAGAGGCAAAGTAACATTTGCAGCTTTTGGAGGCTCTTTAGGTGATGCACGCCAAAAACTGGGTATTACACCAGAAAAAATAAAACAATTTAAAGACTCTAGTCAGGGCGTCAAACAAACCCGCGTCCCTGAGGTTGAAGATGCTGCAAAAAAACTTAATGCGGGGGAAATAAGCACCCAAGAGTATCTTCAGACTGTTGAAAAATTTCAGCCAATCACCCCTTTAAACACAGTCCAAAAAAGACCTACCAATGAAGAGATAGCCATGGCTTTGACCAAGAATGAGGCTGACTCTGCGGGCATTGTGGGCGTCAATTTAGATATTCCTGAAGGCACCATGATCTCGTCTCGACTGGATATTCCTGCTTATGAATCAAACGACACGTGGGTTGTGACACTACACGATGGTTCTATTAAGCAAGGTTTAGCTGTAGGATACGGACAAACCGCAGTTTTAAATGGAGTGGAGTTTGTATCTAATCCCAATCATGCTGTAAAAATAGCTGCCGGAGACTCAAACAAGGGAACAATCGCTAGAATCAACGGCAGCTGGGAAAACCGTGATCCAGACGATGTTGAAAAACTAGCTAAAGATATTCTGAATGGGACAGCGCCTGATGCAGATCAGTGGACTGAAGTAGGTATGAACCCATTCCGTCACAGCTATTTCTATCGTAAGTCAGACGGGATGCCTGTAGCTAATGCAGAGCAGGTGATTCAAATAGGTCCGCTTGTTTTAGCTAAAAAAGTTAAAACAAGGCCAGTAGAAAGCCCTGAACATGAAATTAAAACACCTAAGGGCGCTCGATATTTTAAACACGGTGGTAATGTAGAGCGAATGACCAACGATAACCGCAAATACATTTAGGGCAACGACATGGCAATAGACAAGGTAGTAAACCTAGCGCCGGTAACCGACATCATTGAAATGATGGAAGAGGATGCGCCGGACATCGAGGTCATTCTTGAGGATGACGGTAGCGCTGTCGTTGAAATAAGTGAAGATGACGACGTTGATTTTTACAGCAACCTTGCTGAAGTCATTGACGAGGACGAGCTGAATCAGATTTCTCTGGACCTTTTGGCGTTATTCGAGGCGGATAAGTCTTCGCGTTCTGACTGGGAAGACATGTATTCCAAGGGTATGGAGCTTTTGGGCCTAAAGATCGAAGATCGCACACGTCCTTTCCGTGGTGCTGCAGGCGCGGTCCATCCGATGCTTACAGAGTCTATCGTTCAATTCCAAGCGCAGGCATTTAAAGAGCTGATGCCCGCCGGGGGCCCTGTCCGCACGCAAACTTTGGGCAAAGAAACGCTCGATAAGGTCCAACAGGCGTCGCGTGTTCAGGATTTTATGAATTACCAGATCACTTCGGTCATGAAAGAGTACACGCCGGAGTTCGATCAGCTACTTTTCTACGTCGGATACGGCGGTTCTGCGTTTAAAAAGGTCTATTATGATGAACAACTGGGCCGTATGGTCAGTCGTTTGGTTCTTCCTGACGATCTTTATATCCCTTACAACGGCTCGAGCGTCATTTCTCAGTGCCCAAGAATTACCCACCGCATTTCTATGGACTCAAATGAGTTCAGAAAGCGTGTTGTGGCCGGCGAATACCGCGATGTGACTGTTGAACCAAGCGAAAATCCGCTTGGTGGCGACCAAATCCGCTATTCTATTGACAAAGTCACCGGTTTAGTTGAGACAGGCGAGCCCGAAGAGATATTTTTGCTTGAGTTCCAGATAGATTTGGACATTTTGGGCTTTGAAGACACCGATGAAAGCGGCGAACCGACTGGAATTAAGGTGCCTTACGTCGTTACATTGGACGAAAACAGCGGTCAAGTAGTCAGCGTCCGCCGTAACTGGCTAGAAGACGACGAATACAAGTGTCGACGCGAGTATTTCGTGCATTATGTGCTTGTAGAAGGGCCCGGAGCCTACGGTTTGGGCTTTGTACATCTAATTGGCGGCCTTTCTAAGACCGCAACCTCTGCACTGCGTCAACTTCTTGACGCAGGCACGCTAGCTAACCTTCCCGCGGGCTTTAAAGCCAAGGGAGCGCGCATTGCAGATGAGGATGGGCCCATTCAGCCGGGCGAATGGCGGGATATTGACGCCGGCGGCGCCGAATTGTCGTCTTCTTTGATGCCATTGCCGTATAAAGAGCCCTCCCAGACGCTATTTACCCTTCTTGGCTTTACTGTAGACGCAGGAAGACGCCTTGCAGGCATTGCTGACATGCAGGTAGGGGATGGCAACCAACAGGCTGCTGTTGGTACTACACTGGCTTTGCTTGAGCGCGGCTCTATGGTGATGTCAGCGGTTCATAAGCGCCTTTACTACGCTCAGACGCAAGAATTCGAGATGTTAGCGCATGGATTTGGGCAATATTTACCCGATAATTACCCATATGACGTGCCCGGCGCGTCTAGATGTGTAAAAAAGGCAGATTTTTCCCACATGGTCGCTGTATTGCCCGTAGCGGACCCCAATGTATTCTCTGCTGCTCAACGCATTACTCTTGCACAGACTCAACTGCAGCTAGCGCAAAGTGCGCCGCAGATGCACAACATGTATGAGGCGTATTACCGCGTCTATCAGGCAATGAACGTGCGTGACATCGACGGCATTCTTAAGGTCCAGACTAATCAGATGCCGAAGGACCCTGCTAGTGAAAATATTGAAGTAGCGGATGGAAAAGAGCTCAAGGCTTTTGCCGGCCAGCAGCATGACGCGCACATTGCTTCTCATTTGATGATGGGGCTATCACCTCTTCTTCAGGCTAATCCTTTGGCTGCGTCAGAACTGCAAAAGCACATCCTGCAGCACATTCGCTTGAAAGCGGAAGAGGCCACTGAGGCAGAATTGTTCATGCAGTATGGTGAAGACCCAGACAGAATGATTTCTGACTTGCAGCGTGAGGCAATGATCTCTATTAAGGTCGCCGAATACATGATTGAAATGAAGTCTCTGCAAGGTCAGCTCTCTGGAGAAGGCCAAGGCGAAGACCCAGTTGTTGCACTCAAAGCACAAGAGCTCCAGCAACGCGCTGCTAAGGACCAAGCAGATATTCAGGCCAAGCAAGAGGGTCTGAAGATCGAGCAGCAACGTATTGCTGCTAATCAGCAGGCCAACGAAGCGCGTATTCAAGGCCAGAAAGACATTGCTGATCAGCGCGCAGCCGTTGCCATGGAGCGAATCTATGCGCCTAAACAAGGAGGCCGCTAATGCCTTTGAAAAAAGGTTCTAGCCAAAAAACTATTTCTAGCAATATCCGCACTGAGATTGCCGCGGGTAAACCTAAAAAGCAGGCGATTGCAATCGCCTTAAACACTGCAGGCAAGAGCAAGCCTGTTAAGAAAAAAGCCGGAGGCTCTATAAATAAGCCTGCGGTTAGAACCGTCAAGAAGCGTGACGGTAACAGACCCGTTAAGATTTATTAACGCAAGCCTTCCAGATGGTGGCACTAAACCGTCTGCTTACATGGAAACACGACCATGCTTGAGTTCG